AAAGTCAAGTGCTCTACCAACTGTAAGCAACTCCCTTGTAATCAAGAAACTCATATAACTTTTTTATTGATAATTCGTATAACTATCTGTGACTTATCCATAGAATACACTAAAAATCCATCTGTGTCAACTGCTAAATTCTATCCCTAGTATACATCAGTGAGAAACAATTATAGTCCTCATTCTCATCTGGAATGGCTGCAATCTTATCTTTCACCTGTTGTATTCTTGCTTCTAAGAACTCATACGCTTGTCCAATGTTTGAGAACTCTGTACTGATACCTGTCATTAAATCTATATCATTTGTAACGGCTTCAAGTACATCAACAACAGTGAACAGTAATGACTTCTGCATTGTTGATTTATCATATTCATCTGTCTGAGTTAATGAGTTCTCTGTAAGGAACTGAATGTATTGCTCATCAGAGAAATACTGTTGATTGGATAACTCCATCTTTAATCTATCTAATACTTTCATGTGTGTCTCCTTTCATTATTATATGCAATAAAAAAGGATACGAAAAAAATCCGCATCCTCTTAGGTTTTGTTTATTCTATTTGTTCCTTCCTTATTATGAGCCAGTAGATAAAACCGCCACATACATAAGCCAAAATATCCCATGGATCAGAAATTGTATTCCTATAAAGCGGTGTTATATATTCCCAAAAGAATCCACAACAAGCCATCAATAATAGTATTTGCCACAATTTCATCATCTTTCTATGAAAAACTTCAAGCATTATACCACAATATGCCATAAAGGTTATTCCACCGATTGTATCATTAAAATAACATGACAGAAACCATTTCACAGGTTCGATGGTGATTCTTGTCTTTATGAACTGATTTATCAGATATAACGCAAGAGTAATTGCAATGAGACATATATTTTTTCTTTTCATTATCCGATTAAACTAAATATCACTAAAGCAACAAGAATTGCACCTACCATTCCCCAGAATGTTAATCCGTTGCCACCATTGCCATTATTATTAGCCATAATAAATTCCTCCTTAATCTCCGTATAAACTATTTACAATGTCCACAAGTTCATTGTAATGCTCTGTACAATAATACTCAGGACTACCATCTAATCCTGTAAGTTCATGTGTACCCTCTTTTGAACATTCCTCACATTTATGTGTAGAATAAGAGCCACTTCCAACATCTTCTTCCATATCACCTATAATACTTTGCATCTCATCATAGTGTTCCTGACAATAATACTCTGTTGCCCCAGATAAGCCAGTAACCGCTTTCGTACCTTCTTTTGTACATCCACTAGCATCACAGTAATGTTCAATGGAACTTGACGAACTACTGCTAGATGAACCACTACTATACGATGAACTATAGTCACTATCAGAATCATCATAAGACGAACTACTTGAATATGATGAATCACTATCAGTGTCGTCATTGGTAGTATATGAATCATCATATGAACTGTTTGACGCAGAATCATCATTACTACTGCAACCAACTAATGATAATGCTGCTACAGTAAACATAATTGCTACAAATTTCTTCCTCATAAATCCTATCCCCTTTCGGTATATGAATAGTTTTGTACTAATATCCTAGACATTCTAGTTAAATTGTACCATTAACTGTAGGCATTTTCAATAAAAATTTCCGTAATATAGAAATTCATTTCACCAATATGGAAACACTAATTGATACACTATCAGTGAAAGTAGGTGATACAGTTGGTGAATATGGGAGAAAAACTACGATCTCTCAGAACTGAGAAGAAATTAACTCAAAAGCAAGTAGCAGATAGAATAGGATTAGCCATAAGTGCTGTATCTTCCTATGAATCAGGTAGCCGTTATCCTTCATATGAAGCATTGATAAAGTTGGCTCGTATATTCCATGTATCTACAGATTATCTCTTAGGAATTACTGATAAGAGAAATGTGGATGTTACTGGTCTTGATGATGAATCCGTGGAACTTGTTTCACAGTTAGTAGATAAGTTGAGAAAGTAAGGTGTCCTGTTCGGGCATCTTATTTTATTTTGGACTTACACCAAATTTGGTAAACCTTGATGGTCGTTTGATGTTTTTGGCAAAGTAAAAATTTTTTCTTTTGGCAGAACCGAATAATTCGGCTCTGGCAATTCCGAAACTTTCGGATTTGAATTATCCCCATATCCTAAAGGGGGCGATATGCCGACTTAGGTTGTGTCAGGTTACACAGATAATGTGTACCCTAAAATTGCTCTGTGGGGATTTTTCTGATTAAGGAAAAAAATTTTTGAAGTCAAGGGGTAACGCAAAAAATTCACAAAAATTTAACATTTGAATTGTCTGACAATAAACCGAATTGTTTTGAAGTTTTTTCAGAAATTCACAAATCTTTAAATAAATTTGCTCTGAATCGTTCCGTCACTTTGCACAAAAATAGTACTATATTTTCTCCGTATTGCACAACGAACATCCATTCACCCATTTGTACATATTGCACAATGGATTCGTACAGCCACATTATCGGCTCTATCACCCTACATCTGGTCACATTTAACCCCAAAATCGGCTCAAATCACCCCTAAAACGCTCACTTGATTGATAGTCAAGTGAATGTAAGCCAAGGAAATCGAGATTTCTTCTGATTATATCCCCATCTGATACCCCTAATCCCACGGAAAAATGTGGAAATACCGTAGCACCAGTTTTGAACAGTGTACAATACTACACTATTATCCACTCTTTTCTGCCTGATGGATATGGAATTGTGTCTGATGTATCTACAATTCAGATTACTTTAGCACAGTACAGTGTCATATCGCAAATCAGACCGAATTTATTATTGGATTTGTCAATTTGTCCAGTTTTGATGCGTTTAGCCACTAAACCTAGTGGTCTGTAAAGCAAAATGCGTCTATATATAGTGTGCATATTTATGTTGAAATACCACATATAGACGCTAATTTTACTTCACTCGTGAAACATTCCGTGAAACATTTATTTAATCTCTACTTTTTTACTAGGATTATCAACCTTCTGTGAAACATCTTGTGAAACATTTTCACCACTCAAACGCTTCTTTTCAACCTCTACATCACTGACATATTCGGTCTTTTCCATAATTGTTTCCTTACTAATTGCTCCCATCTCTTGAAGTGTTTTCAGATTAGCAATCATTTCAGTAGATGCAACAGGCATAGCCACATTGTAAATGACTTCTACATCACTATCCACCTTAATTCCCTGCATACCAAGTATCTTTTTGAACATCTCAAATCGTTTCTGGAATCCAATATTGAGCCATTTCTTATTCTCATCAGCATACACACTTGCCATCATCAGTAAGATTTCTGGAATCCATTCATCTCCATCTAACCATGCTTGTGCAAGTTCTTCTGCATACTCATAAGCGTTCTCTTCTACAGTGTCCCAATCAATGAGAAGTTCCACATCTATTTCTTCTCCGAACATTGCAAGAACCTCTATCCATGTCCTCACCGACATTTAAGAACTGTGCTAATCCTTCTGGAAGTTCTTTCTCTTTTAATTTGCTTGCAAGCGTCATTGACTTTTCCTTATTAGCAAGTTCTTTCTCTTTACTTTCGAGAGCAGAAATTCTTTCCTCTAATGCTTTCTCTGCATCAGATTTCTCAACTGGCTTTAATCTTGCAATCTCATCATTGGCAGTTTTAAGTTTCGCACTGTAATCTGTACGCACCTTATCTGTTTCTGACTGAACATATTTAGACACAAGAGCCATCTGCTCATCTGTTAAATTCAATTCTTTAATATCCATCTTTTAATCCTTTCTTGTTGCAGTCGGTACGCCCTAAGTTAAATTTAGTTCGTGTGGCTGCCCCATAAAAACTTTTGATATATTTTAACGTGCCGTTTTTTCGACCGTTATAAACTGGAGGAGGAAGGGACGATAGAACACCGTCCCATAAATAAATGATTACTATGTTAGATACTAGAAATTTTGTTGCATAAAAAATTTAGAAAATCGTTGACATTGACTTTCTATCCTGCTATAATAGCATTTGTAAAAGTTTCTTATGCTTTTCCATAGGAAAGAAATTTAATGACAAGAACACCAATGTATTCATAGGATTGTTGGTGTGTTTTTTATGCCCAAAACGCAATTTTTCTCTCCATATTACACCCATTGTAATGACTTCGGAATGCCTTATTTTTCAAGGGTTTTCGAATTTAATTCGGTAATAATCGTGCAGTTTTTTTGCAAAATAAAAGGAAGTGGTTTTTATGCCACTTCCGATTTTTTATGCTTTATTCCGTATATCTCAATGTCTCCTGCTGCATCTTCTACAAGTGTTGGTGTTGTATCATCTGTCTTAACCAGTTTCTTCAATGTAGATGATTTCAGTTCCAATAATCCCTGTAAGATATAGTCCTCATATTTCTCTGCATCCTCGCTTGTAAGCAATGTGTAAAGTGTTGCTTGGTTCATCTTTATCTCTGCCAAATCTTCCAAAAAGTTTTCAATGGTCTGCTTTCTCATGCGGTTGTATTCACTCTTACCCAACTGAGTTTTCTCAACTCCTAATTTCTTATCGTCTTTGGCTCTTTGCTTGCATAATTCCAAGACCGCCTTAATCTTATCTTTGTCTACATCTCTTGATTTAATATCTGGCTTTCTCAGGATTTTATGCAGTGCCTTTTCTGTACCCTCAACTGTCATTGTCTTGTATGCAATCTCATCACCAATCATATCAAGTGTTGTATTATAGAAGATATATGTCTTTTTGCTGTCGTAATTTCCTTTCTTACCAAGTTCCTTAAAGAACATTGGATAACCGATTTTGCCATCTTCTTTGCTTTTGTATCGTTCTCTGATTTCTTTCAACTCATTTTTGTTATCTACAATCAGTGTTTTCTTTGCCTTATCAATTTCAAGACCTGACATTATAGATAACTGACATACATCCTTATACAATCTATCAATATAACTTTGATTCGGTTCTTCTTTATTCATCTCGTGCCACAATTTTGAGTTCAAGACCTGTGAAAGATTAACAATCTGACCTATAAGATTTTCACTGCTTTCATAATCCAACTTTGCAAGATTCTTTGCCGTGTATTCCTCTTCCTTCGGATCAGGTTCAATATCTGTTGTCGGAACTAAGAACTTATCATAATTCTTAACGGCTGCATCAATCATTATATCGTTGTCAACAATCATCATCTGATCACTGTCGAAGTCCATTGAATTTGCTCTCTGTAAAACATTCTCACCTACTGAATTGATTACCATAATGTTGTCTGTCATATTGATGTAGGTTGTAACCAAATGGTTCTCAGTGTTATGTGGGAGATAAATATTTCCCATTGTGATATGTGGACTTCTGCAAGCAAGTAACTGTTTCTGTGGGAACGCTGTTGATATAATGTTTCCTTTACCAACTATTGTTGTCTCTGGCTCGTACTTTCCGATTGACTCCTGAAGCATTTCAATTGGATTTCCTAAGACCGTTGAGTAGTTACCATTGACAAGAATCCTGCCACACTTAATATCTGCTCTGATGCTCTCAATTACATTCTTCGCAAGATGTTTGTAAAGTTTTGTGTCCTTGAAGGACATATTCAGTTTCATCATTCTGTAAATTACATCTGCTTTTACATTCATCATTAAGTCGCTGTCCTCATCATCTGAGGTTGCTTCGCAATAGTGATACATTGCAAGTGGATCTTTCCTGAGCAGTTCGATATAATCTAATGTCTGTTGTAATAATTCTGTGATTTTATTCTTTGTAATCTGTAAGGTGTTTAAAATCTGATAGTGTGTTCTTACTAACTTACCGCCAAAGTATTTGGTCGGCTTTTCATATTTTACTATTCCAAATGGGATATTTTTCTTAGAAATTTGTTTCAACCAATCATAGAACCAACTCTCGGTATCTCCGAATTTACAATATTTAATACTGCTTCGAGTAGTAATAAATTTGATGTCCTCGATTCTCTTTGCTGTTGTAATTCCGTTTAACTGGGAAACATCTGTGATGTGGTTATCTTTGAACCACTGCTGAATATTGCTGTTAAAGCAACAAGATTTGAAGAATTTGTGACGAAGAAGTAACATTCCTTTGTCTTGGTAGTCACCCATCAGAGATTTATCAATCAGTGATTGTCCATCCCATATTTTGTTTTCAATCGTCATTTCTTTTTCTTCTGTGAAGAGTTTCTTATCTTTAAGTCCCACATACATTACCTTATCTTTGAATACTGATTTTACATCCTTGATAAGAAGTATGTTCTCCGGGCGAATATCTAAGTTTGCTGTTTTATGTGATAACAACAATGCTCTGTACGCTTCAAATGATGCAAGATTGATTCTTCTCTTCTTAGGATTGATACCGCAATCCGTAAACAGGTTCATTGTGTGAACCAGTTCCTTGTTGATGAAGAAACATTTACCTTGTCTTGAAGCACTTCCTGATCGACACCATCTAACATATTCAATATCGTCAATCTTGAAAGAGAAATCTTCCTTATCATATATCATATATCTGATGGTTTCTTTTGTCTTTCCGTCTACCCTGTACTTCTTGACCTTGCCCTTATCATCCTTATCATCTTTAAGTGTACTTCTAAATGAAGAATATTTGAATGTTAAGTATACTACTTGGTCTGTTGCTAACTTTCTTCTGACATTGAAAAATGCTGTCTTTGTCATTCGTCTGTCTGCAATCACTCGACCTAATTCATCCAGTGCCATACTGCTATCTAATTTCATTTTGAATAACTGGGGATTTCTCAGATGAAGAATTTCATCTTTTGATTCATCATAGTAATCGTAATAGGAAGATAATCCAGAAGGTACGATTTCTTTTGCAACCTTAATCTCTTTGCCCTTTTTGTTCTTTGTTGATTCTACTTCTACTCTAAATAAGTCCGTAGCATCAATGCTCATAATCTTCAAGCCATTATCTAATATCATTTATTTCCTCGCTTTCTGTGTATTTGGCTATCAGATTTATCCCTTACATAATATGTATCGACACAAGTTATAAAAAACTTAACCCTTTTTTGTAAACTTTTTACAAAACTTATGTTCTTTACATAGATATTATATCATATTCTATGAAAATATCAAGTAAGAGATAAATCTTTTTCGCCAAGTTATAGGTTACTCTGTCATTTCAAAATCTTTTGCTGCTGTTACACCGTTGACCGTACACTTGATAGTGATTGTCTTTCCAATGTAATTATAATCAGAACCAAGTTTAATTCTCTTGCCATTGGTAGAAGTTCCTGCTCTCCATGTGATAAATGATGTATTGTTCGTAAACTCTGTATCTCCAATGAAGCAAGTCCATGTAAAGTCAGCAGTTGTCATATCGGCAATAGTTGTCTCTGTTATATCCTGACCATCTTTATCAGTAAACAGACAACTCAACGACTTATATGAGCCACCAATCTTAATAGTATCTGTAGATGCTGATATGCTCATTGTGTAATTTACATCTGATCCACTACCAGTATTAACAACGGTTATGGTAGTCACGCATGAGTTAGCAGTAATCTCAACTGTACCCTCTTTAAGCAATGTCATAAGACCAGTATCACTAACAGTCGCAACAGTTTCATCAGAAGATGAATATGTTATAGATGGATTATCCACAACATTCCCATTGTTGGTCACAACATAGGTCAACTGATATGTGGTACTCTCATTCATATCCAATGTGGTAACACCTGTATATACCGTCTTATAATTGTCCTGTGGCATTGTCTGACGCTCCATATAGAAATAAGCCAGTCCATTGTTAAAGAATGTATTACCGACCTTATAATAGCCACCAAAGGCATAATATTTATTATCTACTGCAATACCTCTTGCAATGGGATTATCCTGTGTAAACATAGCCACAGCACCATTGACCATACTGAATACACTTCCATGTGCCACAGTCCATTTATCCGATACAACAGACATAGGAACATCTATATACTTATTCTCTGATTGGACAACAAATGTTGTATCACATTTCACTGCAAGAGAAGTAAAATATATATTGCTTTCAATTCCATCTTTAGATGTAACAATAAAATTACTTCCGTTTAATACAAAAATAGTTCCAATATCAATAGGTGTACTCTGAGCATAGAAAAATCTAACCTTACCTTGCGGTGTGGTACTACGCTGATTCCTGCGAAAGAATACATCATACTTGGTATCTGAATTGAAGAAATCTGTAACTGTAATCTTCTCTCTGTTCATGGTCATATCAAATTGCTTCTGTGTACGACCAAATACATTCGCATAATTCATGTATCTCTCCTTTCCAAAACAAAACAATAATAAACCCAAAGAATAACATCTCGTTGAAAACGAGTGGTATCACTTGTTTATTATTAACTCTTATCTACTACTAATATGTGTCACAACTACCCCACTTTTATCCCTATCGTTGTCACGATATTTGGACAACAGTAGGGATTTATTGGGGGTTGTTGTCACCCTAGAAAATCACTTGGTTTTTTTCACAAATTTGCTGTCGTCAAACCATTTCAAGTTACCATTGTTATCTAATGGCAGTTCCATCTTTGAGCCATCATCAAATTCAATCACCTGTGTTACTCTGCCGTTATCTGCCTTGATCCATTTCTTCATAAACATTATTCTCCTTTACATTCTAATTTGTTCTCTGTTTCTGTTCTTCAAGTTATCTAATGGATTGAACTTCTCAAAATCCATCTGCAAATCCTGACCAAACATAGCAAGGTATTCATTCGTGACTGCAATATTACTGTGTCCCATGATGGTCTTTAATCTTACAATATCACCACCTGAGAGAATCCAGTTCTTTGCGAAAGTATGTCGGAATGAATGGATGCTCGTAACATTGACACCATGCTTAATGTTGTAGCGATACACTAATGTCTGCCATGTTCTGTTACTGGCTTGCTCACCATAGTTATTACAAAAGAGAAAATCATCAGGATTTCCACCACGAATATCAAGATACTCTCTCAATATCTCAGATAAAGACGCTGAGAGTGGGATTAACTGCTGTCTACGGTTCTTTGTCTTACGCAACATAATCATTCCATTATCAAAGTCAATGTCCTTGATATGGACGTTTAGAGCCGTACTGAGACGATTTCCAGTAGCAAGCATATAGTTTTCAAACACCCATGTCTTAAACTCCGTAAAAGAGCAACTATTGAGGTCTGGCTTGGCTAATAATTTCTCCAACTGTTCATTCGAGTAAGTTTCCTTAATGTCCTTCTGTGCTTTTGGAAGATGAATTTTGAACGAGGTCATGTAGTTACATTCCATACAATAATATAGAAATGCTCTCACAGACCGTAAATAAGATACGACAGATACATCATTCACATTATGTTCTGTTTTAAGATGATTGGTAAATCCATCCACTGTGTCGATTGTAACCGCACCGATAAGACCACCTTCACAGTAATCTACAAACGGCTGAATCTTATTCTCGTATGACACAATAGATGCTTGGGATAAATTCTTGACACGACACTTCCTGATAAATAAATCATAAGCGTCATCTACAGATAAATTTTTAGATTGATTCATTTGGATTTGTTTCATAAGAACAACCTCACTTTCTGTGTGCTTGACCTCTAAATTTAAGTGAGACAGTTATACGAATACAATAAAAAAACTCATCACTAAAAGCAATGAGTTTTCCCATCTAATGAGACACGGGGGA